TATTTAGCGATTTATCCTCCTTAACCATTGGTTCCAGAAATTAAATAACCGGCTTCAGCACCAACTAAGAATGGTGTATAAATATCTGTTGCACGAATGTATTTAACTTTGTTACCTTCTGCAGTGTATTCATCAATTTGAAGTGCGTCTTTTTTGCGTACTGTATAAGCAAAAGACGGGTCAAATTCTGTTCTTGAAGCACCAAGATTAGGAACATATGCAAGAACAATGTTATCTTTCCATACACGTTCAAATTCGTTCTTTTCATTGGCAAAAATAGCTTTTCCAATATATATATTTTCAATTTCAAAAATTTCTTTCAAGAAATCGAGTGTAACCAATTTGTTTTTGCTATCTGAAATTAAACCTTTTAACTGTTCATTCTTCTTTAGGGTTTGCCATGCGTCTTGACCGATAATCATTGTATTAGGGTCCTGTGCTATTTTCTTAGAAACAGCATTTTTTGCGTCATCAATAACACCTTGCGGATCTGAATTTTTATCAGTAAAACAAGATGTTCCAGAAAGAATGATTTTATTATCTGCTGAATAATTATCAGGACTTTGAACTAAATCTGCACATTCTTTTTCGTGTTTTAAGTGCAACCCCTCTGTAACAACATTTGTTGCATGAAGTTGCAATTTTACTTTTTCAGCTTCTTGTTCTTCTCTGTAATCGATTGGATAAGACAAATCATTTTCAGTTAAGGTTTTAGTGTGTTTTTTGAATCCTTTAGGACTAATTACATTTGAGTTAGCTCTAATTGCACGTTCTGTGTTATAAATTTGGAACGCTTCCTTGTTGAACTCAAAAATATCAATTTTTTCTTTTTCGGAATAAATAGTCGGGAATAGGTATTGAGCAACAAAGGCATTATTCTTATAACCACGAGCAACTTCCGATAAATACGCATTAACGCGCAATTCTTCAAGTCTTCCCATTTAAACTCCTTTAATGTTTTGGGGTGATTTCTAAATATCTAGTTTTAGAAGTGCTTCTCTAAAAGAGATTCCTTCTTTTTCTGATAATGCTTTTGCTTCCTTAAAGATTTCTAAGCTATCTTCATCAGCATTTGCAAATTTTTCAGCACCATCAGTTTTGGCAAATTGCTTTTCTTTTGTAGCAGTTTCACCGAAAGTAATTTGGGTAGGTAAGGATTCGATAAAAGATTTAAAGTCATTAATGACGGTCGAATCCTCACCAAATTTTTTGACATAATCTAATTCTTGCAAAACAGCAAGAACAACATCTTTATTTGCAGGAACTAAAATGCCTTTTTCGATTTGTTTATCGATAAATTCATCAAATTCACGCTTTTTAATAGCCGTTTTTATGTCGTTCAATTCTTTTTCAATTTCTTCTTTACCTTCTGCTTTTTCTTTGAAAGTCGCAACTTCATCATTTAAAGCAGAAATTTTTTCTTTTAAAGATTTGATTGTTTCAAGTTTTTTGTTGTTTTCTTTAAATGTTTTTACTTGTGCTTCTAAATCTTCAACCTGTTTTTTAAGATTGTTTATTTCTTCTTCTGAAAAATTTTCAGTCTCATTTTCACTATTAAATTCATAAGTATCTGATTCTGATTCCATAAATTTGATAGGTTCTAGGCCTTTGACTTGTGGTGTTGCTGCACCTAAGAATGAGACAGCTTTTAAATAAGCACCTTTACCTTCAAGATTTCTATATAATTCAACAGAAACTTTTTTGTATTTCCCTGAATTGACATCTTTTTCAAAGGCTTCCGGTATATCTTTGAAACTAACTTTTAATTTGTCATTTTCAGCTACAACTTTATCAACCCATCCATATGCAGGCCCACTTTGTTGATGGTCGATTGTAATTGGGGCTTCACAAAATTGTGGATCATAATTTTTAGCAATTTCTGCAATTTCTTTTTTAGTAAACTTTCCTTGTGGATAAGTTCCTGCTTTAAACACTTCAAAAAATTTCATTAAATTTTTAACTCCATTAAATTTTATGTGGGGGATTTGTTTTTATACTCTTACTTTAACGATTGCTACAAGCGTGTTTCAAATGAAAATTTCACATATTTTTGCGTGTATTTTTCATTTGAAAATGTTTATATGCAACGGATAAACTGAAAATAAAAAACTAAGGAGTTTTATGGAAATTTTTAGTCACTTAACCCCATTTGTTGAAAGTATTGGTTTCCCAGCTTTAATATTTGCAATTTGGTATTTATATCACCAATCACATATTAAAACTTTCACAAAGATTATTGAAAATAATTTTGCAATCTTAAAAGAATTATTGGAAACAAACCAATATCACACCGCAATTCTTTCAAGAATGGAAAGTAAAATTGATAATAATTTATATTGCCCAATCTTAAAGAAAGAGGTGTCTTAATGAATCCTGAAAGATTGCAGTTAAAAGGATTGCTTGCTGAAACAAAAAAACGCTTCCGTAATTTAGATACGGAAGCGTCAGGTTTGATTGTTTTAATAAGAACTTATTTAAACCCATATGAAGATATTTTAAATCTTGATACTGAAAAGATTTTAGCAAGTGTTCAAAGATTAAACATAATTCATTCAGAGATGAAAACATTATCTGAAAAAATTAAAAAATTGGAGTCTGAACTTGAATAGCAAAGAGTATCTAGCTAATGAAGCTGAACGGCTTTATTTATATGAATTTCTTACAACAGAAGAAATTGCACAAAGATTAAATGTAAGCAGAAGAACTATTACAACTTGGAAAGAAAAGGGCGATTGGACAAATAAACGCAAAAAATATCTCCAATCAAAACAAACATTTCATGAAGAATTATATGAATTAGCACGTAAGTTAATGAATGGAATTGCTGCAGATATTGATGCGGGTGAAAAAGTGGATCCAGGTCGTATGTATGCTTTTTGCAGAATGTTACCAATGTTTGTAAAAGTTAAAAGTTATGAAGATTTAACGACAAAAAAAGAAACAAAAAAATCAAATAATAAGGGGCTAACTGATGATATTGTAGCTCAAATTGAAGAAGATATTTTAGGTATAACCCCAAATGACAGAAATAGTGAAGAAAAATAAAACCCCATTCTTTTTACCCTATCAAGTTCGTTGGTTAAACGATAACTCAAAGGTAAAAATATGGGAAAAATCAAGAAGGATAGGTGCGACATATGTACAAAGTTATGAAGATGTAAGAGACTGTATAAAAAAATCTGTTCCGGCAGTTTGGTTTTCTTCTGCAGATGAATCAGCAGCGCGTGAGTACATTGAATATTGCGAAAAATGGGTTAATTTATTCAATGTTGCAGCAAAACATTTAGGCGAAATTGTTATCGATAAAGAAAAAGATGTAAAAGCCTTTGTTATTGAATTTGCAAATGGTACAAAAATTCATGCGTTATCATCAAATCCAAAAGGATTCCGTTCAAAAGGTGGTAAAGTTGTATTAGATGAATTTGCATTTCATAACAATCCGGTTGAACTTTGGAAAGCTGCTAGACCTTGTATTACTTGGGGGTACCCATTAAGAATATTATCTACACACAATGGTCAAAATTGTATGTATTACAAGTTTATAGACCAAGTGTTAAAAGGTAAATTAAAATGGAGTCATCACAAAGTTCCAATACATCTGGCAGTAGAAGAAGGTTTAGTTGATAAGATTTTTGGAAGAAAAACAACTGCTAAAGAACGCGAAGAATGGTTAGAAGAACAACGTCAAGATTGTTTTGATGAATATACCTGGCTTCAAGAATTTTGTTGTGTAGCAATTGATGAAGCGTGTGCGTTTCTTCCATATAATTTGATTTCAACTTGCGAAATGCCTGATGTCCTAAAGTCATTAGAAGAAATAAAAGGTGATTTATATGTTGGAATCGATATTGGAAGAAGAAAAGACTTAACTGTTATCTGGTGTTTAGAGAAATTAGAGAAGAGTAGTGCTTGCACTAGCTCTTTCCACGAGTGAGGAGCTAGAAGCTCCGCGTATATTAATATATTGTTCCATAATTACCTCTTTTTCTTCTGTAATTATGGCGCGTTGTGAAAAATATTTAAGCGTATTGCTAACTTTTGCTAATGTAAATTTTTCCTAAATTAAAAGAAAATAATTCTTGTTTTATTTGAAAATTTTATTACCAACTTTTTATTAAAAAATTACCAAGTTCAAATTAAAAATTACCGACTTTGAATTTTGAAATGATGTTGCCCCAAATTCCTAAACTGTTCCAAAATTCGCAAACTAAAAAAGAAATCCAATTATATCTGAATTTCAGGTGGGGAATTTTGAATTCTTAAAGTGGAATCAAATGAGAAATTTGAGCAGTTTGAGAATTTAAATTCTTGTCAAATTTTCCAAGATAAAATCCAATAAAATCAAGCCTTTTAGAGAAAATTCCTAAACTGTCTCGAATTCCTAAACTGCTCGGAAAAATACACCTATTTGCTTAAAATTTCCACTTTATCCGTCCTCCCAAACCACTCATTAAAATACAATTAGGTTTACCCTGAAATGCTTTGCGATATGGAGTTGGTTGGATACGCATAAATAATTCCCTAATAGACGCAGAAAGTATTTAACTTACAAAAAAATCGGAAAAGGTGGGATTCGAACCCACGGTGCAGATTACTCCACACAACACCTTAGCAGGGTGCCGCCTTAAGCCTACTCGGCCACTTTTCCTCTTGGGACTATCGTAACATAAAGATATTTTTTTTTAAAGCTTTTTTTTATAAAAAAGAAAACTTGCCTTTAAGTGGCAAGTTTTTCTCTCATCTTACATATCACATGCAGTTATTTTACTGCTCGTAGCTCTGTCTGAACGCCTGCGCTCGCATTCACTCGCATCGCCTCAGCAATAGCCATCGTACGTCTTTTTTTTGCCCCCCGCAAGATAAATTCAACGCATGTACTTGTGTTGTTGGTAGGTCGTTCCAGTTTCTTTAACATTTCGGTCGTCCTTTCGTATTTATATAATCGGCACATTTTTGAAAAACTTTAATTTTTTAGGACAGTTTGTTACAAATGTTTACATTGCTTTTGAAATTGGCAATTTTACATCTTCAAAATACTTTTATTATGTAGTATTGTAGAACGTGTGAAAGGAAATAATAATGAAACTTAGTGCTAATGCAAAGCGTATGGTTGTGGAAAGGGCTGCTCTACAAAGACGTGCAAAAGAAATAATGACAAATCCACGTTTAACAGAGTACGAAAAACGTGTTCAGATGTGCGACCTTGCATCTACAAATAAGTATTTTTCTCTGAAAATGTTAGGGGAGTACATAAAAATGAAAATTGCAAATATAGGAATTTTTATGACTCCTAAGTTTATTGCAAAAAATCCATTTAATAAAGGTAATACTCAAGCAAAAATGCAAGTTGCGAAA